TCACAAATCCCGCCTCTTTCGGAAAAAGTAAGGAAACAAACCCGGTAATGCATTAAATCAATTCCTGAAGTACGCATATCCCGGAAAAGTTTACCTATACTGATAAAAGTTCCCGTAGGATTAGCTGGTGAAGTAATACCCGGGTCAAATACATTCTTCCATTCCATAAATTTCCACTCAGGAGGAACAACCAATTTATTAAAGAACTCTATGCAAATTGCATTCATTTCCTGAGCGGTTCTAAGGTCACGCTGTCCCCAGGTACCTTTACTTTTCGGCTTGTTATCCATTAGATTCTATTACGTAAATAAAAACGTTTTTTTATTGCTCCCGTATTTCTGTGCTTTGATTGTCGTCTTAAAAGGAAAGTCGTTTTTATTGATTTGTTCGAGTGCTTGTTTGATGGGAGCTGCATTAGTGAAAAATTTTCGTTCAATGCCTTCAAATTTTACCTTTAGAATATAGCGACCCTCACCATGTCTTGTTTTTACGTTTGCTTCAAAATCTAAAACCTCAATTTCTACATTAGCAACATCTTCTATTGACACCACCGGAACATTGAATATATTTTTATCATCAAGTGGCTTCACGCCTAAATCAGAAAAATTTTTCATTCAGTACTTTTTTAAGTAAATGCTTCGAGTTACAATGTGATGCCCAACCAATCCATGGGGATATCTGCATTTTGTAACTTTTCACATCAATGTCTTTTTTATTCAGCTTTGCGGCCTTTCGGCAAAGCCTTTTTTTAATCGTTTTACGCATCAAAATATGCGTATGATAGAATTTATAACCTACGAAGTCAATACCCCGTGCTTCGACCGGAAATACCTGGTAATTGCCTTTTAATTGTAGGTTAAGTTCATTTTTCATATAAGCGGTTATTTCATTCAACAAATCATGCAAATAAGTCTTATCCTCGGATAGAATCACAATATCATCAGCATATCGGTAGTAATACTTAATATGCTTCATTTCTTTCATCCAGTGATCGAAATACGCTAAATACAGATTTGCGAAAAATTGTGATAAATAGTTTCCAATTGGAACTCCCGGTGCGCTATCAATTATGCCATCAAGTAATTTTAGCACACGATCATCTTTTATCTTCTTTCTGATAATTGACTTTAATATTTCGTGGTCAATATTGGGATAAAATTTTCTTACATCCATTTTAAGACAGTACCTGGTAGTTGAAATATCCTTTAAATCCCGTTTAATCGCCATTAAAACAGCATGAATTCCACGACCTTTGATACAACTGTATGTATGTTGAATGAAAATACTTGTCCATATAGGCTCCATTACGTTCATAATCGCATGGTGGACTACTCGATCGCAAAATGGAAGTCTGTAAATCTCACGTTCTTTCGGATCATAAATAGTAAATACACTGTATTCTGAAGTCCGGTAAGTTCCTGCAACCAATTCATCATGCAGTTTATTCATATTCTTTTCCAAATGCTTGTCAAATAACCTTACTCCATAAGTTTCAGCCTTTCCTTTTCTCGCTTTCTGGTATGCAAGAACCAAGTTTTCATGGCTGCAAACGTGCGCGTATAAATTTCCGTGTCTTTTCATTTCTTTGCTTTTCGTTCGTGAACGTTCGCCCCGCAAAGCGGGGCTACCGGTACACATTGAAAGTTGTTATTTTTTGCCGAGTGGCAAGGCCTTTGTCCTTGTATCTTTTTAGCATAGGTGAGAGGTGTTACCTGCATTCGCATTCGAGTTATCGTAATTCGTATCGTTGAAAACGAAGCCCCTGGAAGACAACCTCACAAAGACAAACAGCCTATTGTATTTACTTCAGAATAATTCGACTGTATACCTCTGTAAACTGTCTACCTGCATACTCTGCCATCTCTTCAGTAGGGAAGCAAAGGCGAGAGGCGTCACCCGCAACCGCATCCGAGTAAGCGCAACCCGCACCGTAGAAAACGAAGCCCCCGGAAGACAACCTGAACCAAGGATACCATTTGCGTTGACTACTATCGTTCCAATCGGCTTTCCAACCTAAAACAATAGCCTTGGTGATGGCAACGGCTTCATAAACCGCTTTAAAATAATCCTTCATTTCTTCAGGTACTTCGTTGAATTCAGGTGTTGCTGGTATTCCGGTTGCTTTTAAAGCATCTTCTATAGTTTTGATACTTTCCATTGTCAATACTTGTTTTTCCATTGTGTGTAAAATTGTTTGTGCCTTACGGCGGTTATTTAATAAAATCAGAATATAATTGTAAGAATTGTTCCCCGGCATACTTGGCCAGTTCTGAACTTTTAAAGCAAAGGCGAGAGGCGTCACCCGCATCCGCAGTCGAGCTACCGCAACCCGCACCGTCGAAAACGAAGCCCCCGGAAGACATTTTAAACCATGGATAGTACTTGTATTGGTTACTATCATTCCAGTCGCATATCCAACCTTCATTAAGTGCCTTTGTTACCGTTTTTAATTTACGGTAATTGATTTCGTCGGTTGTAAATCCAAGGTTTTTAAGTTCCTGTTCATTTAGTGGTGTTTCTCCCAGTTCTGAACATGCGTCTGCATATGTCTTTATGCGATCGGTAATTTTACCCGAGAAAAACGCTTTCCCAAATGTATCTTCAAGCGTTGACTTGAATTCCGGCATAGTGTTATACAGTTTCCGGGCATTGTTCTTTGAAATTTTAATTACTTCTAATGTTTCCATATTGAATTTTATGTTTGAATTATTTAATCCTTTTTAGTTTCTTCAGGTGCTTTGAATGGAAATACATCCATAATATCTGTCTCTGTAATTGCGATAACCCGATAGTCGGCCATAGAACCCTTCATTCCTGCATGTAAACCGTCCCAGGCTTCTTTGACGTCATTAGCCTGGACAAACATGGCAGTTGGCGTTCTTTTCTCAATTCCTTTCTCTTCATCCAATGAAATGAAGTTCACCCGGCAACGATACCATTTGTCACCATTAGAATTTGTAAACAATTCATTGATTCGTGCCCTTTTTACCTTTGATACGATAAATTCACCGCTTATGAACGGCTTCATTTCTTCGTTAATCCTGGCCTCAGCTTCAGTGAATGAAAGGGCATCCACCAGGTAGTTTTCATTTACCTTTACGATTTTGCCCTCCTCGGCTGTTTTCTCGTACTTAATTCCTGTAATAAACCAATTTAACATGTGTGTGTTGTTTTATGTGTGAGACGCTCTGTGTGCGTCTCATACGGGTTGTTTTTATATATTACTAAAATTCAATTCTACTGCCTGATACTTTCCGTCGGTATCCTTTTCCCAAATACGGAAATATGTTTTTGAGTCCGGCCTGCGTATTGCCTTTTCAATCAATTCAGCTGCCTCCGTAAATAGGGGATGATTCACCCGGCTTTTATATTTCAATAGTCCCAATACTTTTTTAGCATCTAACTTGCCATGTGAGGTTGAAAAGGCTTCCTGAACCAGGTCTTTTACAAAATCATAAGTGCTTTGAACTGTTACATCAAGGAACTCATTGAGTTTAACCTGAGCTGCTATTATTTCAAGCTCATTAAACTTAACAGGTTCTGAAATTGATACTTCAACTTTAATGCTACGATCAAAATTATACCAGGTGAAATTTCCTTTTGCGCTTGATTTTACATTATTTTCAAGCATAAAAGCGGAATATACTTCCTCACAAATTGCTTTTATACGGTTTTTAAAGTCATTTAATCCGGAACTAATTCCTTTTGCTTCTGTTAGCAGGGAGTAAGATTTGATCTCCATTAATCGCTCTGCTTTTGTGATACGTTTATAAGGCACTTCCATCTTGGCCTCATCTACCCACTTTTCTTGTTTACCTGTTTGTTTCATACTAGTTCTATTATTTAATTATTTATTTCGATAAAAATTCTGTCAGGACATGAACAACGTAACCCGTTTAAACCGGCTGGAATATGACACTCCGAATGAAGCATATTTGTTTCGGGTCGACAAAATGTACATCCGTGACAATTTGCCATTTTATTAGTCGGTTCAATTACTTTGTAAGTATGTTCATCATGTGTGAACTGTTCGCCAATGTTGTGATCAATTTTAGCCATAAGATTTTAATTTGTTATTTTAGATTTAAAGAGTTTATTTGAATTAATTCATTGAAGCCATTGCCTTAATATCTTCAACAATCAGTTGTTTTGCAACGATTGCATCATTCTTGCTTTTCTTAAATTGGTTATATATGCCTTGTAACCTCTTTTTAGAGATGGTATTAAAATCATCTATCTTTGTAGCCACACATACAATACCTTCAGCATATTCGTCGCTGTAATTGGCTCCAAGTACACGTCCGTAAGCTTTTACACAGGTTCGAACCCAATCGCGCCACTTTTCAAGCTCTGCCTTTTCAGGATCTACCATGTGATTAAGAAAATCACAAACCTGTTCAAGTTGATCAACTGTCATATCTTTAGAACTGGATACTTTCCAATTGGATAACAGGACTAATTTATCCTCATCACTTATCTTTGCATCGCGTACAAGCACGTGATACTTTTTAATCAGTACGTTTTTACGTTTGTCTGTTACAATTACTGTTTTCATTTTTCCGTTGTGTTATTGGTCAAAAATTAATAATAAATTAAAACTTTAATCCCCAATGCGCTTTGGCAAATTCATCACTAATAACTATTTCTCCACCTCCACCATATCGGGAGGTTGTAAAGGCTTTGAAACCTTCAATCCGGAATGTTACATTGGCATCCCGCCATATACGCTTTGCCGTGTTACCTTCAGGTAATTTTCCTTCTACATGTGAGACATAAATAAAGAGTTTATGAGGAAACGTCTCTTTCAATCGCTTG